GAGGCAATTTTAGACCATGTGGTTAATGCGCCAATCTGTTTTGGGCTTGAATAATATGTACTATTTCCTAAACCTAGTGCCCCAAGTAGACCTTGTCCCCATGACCACATGGTACCATCTGTTTTAATAGCCAGACTAATTGCACCTTTGCTAGCATCGATATTTGACCAATTAGTTAGAGCACCAACCTGTACTGGACTAGATATATTTGTGGTATTGCCTAGACCCAATTGCCCAGCGTTATTGTAACCCCAAGACCACAGAGTACCATCGGTTTTAATGGCTAGAGAATATAATTCAGCGGCACTAATTTTTGACCAAGTAGTTAGAGCACCAACTTGTACTGGACTACTTCTATTCGAGGCGTCGCTAAGACCCAATCGACCAAAAGAACCAACTCCCCATGACCACAAGGTGCCGTCAGTTTTAATAGCCATGCTATGATAACCTGCGGCAACTGTTAACCAAGCAGTTAAAGCACCAACCTGTACTGGACTAGATCTATTATTAGTATCGCCCAAGCCCAACTGCCCATAGTCATTTCTACCCCACGTCCACAACGTACCATTTGGTTTTACCGCTAAATTGTGATAGAACCTTGTGGAAATATTTGACCAATCTGTCAAAGAACCAATCTGTACTGGACTAGATAAATCCGTAGTATTGCCCAATCCTAATTGCCCTGCATTATTATTTCCCCAGGCCCATATTGTACCATCGGTTTTAACAGCCAAACTGTGACCATCCCCTGCAGCAACGTTTAACCAAGTAGGTAATGCGCCAACTTGTACTGGACTAGATCTTTTTGCAGTATCGCCTAAACCAAGTTGACCATAATAAGCATTTCTACCCCAAGACCAAAGATAACGAGGCGGAGGATTCGGAGGATCCCAAGTCTGCACATTCATTCCACCAAGAGCAAAGTTAACATTTGTAATTTGCATTTTAATTCTTTCTTATACGTTTGCTGTATTTGTTGATAGGAACACTCTTCCTGTTAATATCCAAATCTTGTTCTTTGAGCAGCATAGTTTTGAGCTACTTGTTGACCAGTCAATGCGACATTGTAAATACGTGCTACTGCAATACCACCATTTAAGTAGTTAGATTGTGTTGTGCTACCGCTAGTATCATTTTTTGCGGCCATATGTATACCTGCATTTCCACTAAGCGGAGTTGTGCCTGATGATATTGTTACCTCTGTTGCAGCCAAATCACCGTTTATATACAAATTCATTTTGAATGTAGTATTATTATATGTCCCACAAATGTATTGCCAGCCAGTATTAAAATAAGTGCTGGCATTATTTGTAGATTCTACCCTCGGGCCTTGCCCTGCCTTTAAATGGTGAAGAACGAATTTATTGCTTACCAGTTGTCCCATTCCTAAAGAATAGTTATAACGAGAATTAGATCTATCAGCAAGTAAACTAAATACTGATATACTGGTATTTACGTTATCAAGATTCCACCAGCCTTCTACAGTATAGCTGTTAAGATCAGGCAATGCATTAGTACAGTACGCCCATTGAAGTGCGCTCCTAGTAAATTGAATGTAGCCACCATTGCCGGAATTGTATATTGGGGGGTCTGTTTTGACTGGACTTACGGTGCCACCATTATACAAATCAAAAACTTTTCCACCTACTGTATCAGTCCATACAGTACCACTACCAGGATAACTTGTAACATCCCCTGCATCAAGATTCAATACCAAACCCGAAGATACTACTGATGGTGGAGGTGGCGGAAAATACATTTGCATTCCGCCTAATAATTCTAATCCCGATAATCTCATCTTATACCTTTAAATTCTTGATATGAGTTTTATGTACGCGGCATTGCACTTGGCCGTTGTAATAATCTTCTGTTTCTAAAACTCGTCTATCCATTTGTTCTCTTGCTTCTAAATAATTGCACAAACCTTTGTTTGGGCATATATGCAGTATCTCTCGTATAAACTTATCCGCACCATGCGTTTCAACATCTTTCTTAACCTCATCAGATGAAGACCAATAATCTCTCCAATCTGACTCAACCTTTAATCTTTTCTTCTTACCCTTAACTACCTTTGTTCTGCGAAACCAAAACAACTTTTTACCTATATACTTGCGATTCGTGGCAGTATTGGTAATCAAGTACACATAACCATAAGCGTCGTCTGGAATAAGTTCTAAAGGGTTTCCGTTATATAGCCACATCTAAATACCAATATTAAATTAGTATTTATACGGTTTCCCAATAGTCGTTTCCGTCCGAAAAGTTATCACCATCATCCCTGGGTGGAACAAAGAAGTAATCGTCGGGATTTGTCATTATATCTTCGGCGTCTTCAGCTAATCCGCCGGTTCCCATGATGCCGGCTCGTTGCAGCATTTGGGTTTGTATAGATTTCTTATATCTATGCTCTTCAGATTCTTCGCGTGCCATGTATGCCGCTTGCTTTTCTGAAAAGACTTTCTTTTGTTCCGTATTCCATTGTCTGGAATTTGCGCAGGCGCGAGAACAGAACTTACCTGGTTTGGTATGTTCTGTGCTGCACTTAGGACAAGTCTTCGTCTTCGTACTCATCCTGTTGGTCTGCATCCATATGTGCTCCGCAGAATGGACAAAACTCTACTTTATAATAGTCTTCGTCAAGATCAAAATTTATCTTGAAGACGGCATCACATTCGACACATTCGTGATGTTGTTTTCTTGCCATGTCAATCCTCTCTTTTTAGTTTCTGCATCAAACACTCGTTGACGCAGGTCAGATGAACTAAAGAAATGATCTCGTTTATTGAAATACAATTCTATTCCTCTTTTCAAGCAAATGTCTTTGCCTGTATATTCTGTATCTTTATATTCTTCACCTAAGATTCTTACATCAATTGGCAATGCCATAAAGATGTCCTCGAGTTCTTTCTCCGTTGAATATACTATAATCTCATCAACATGCTTGCATGATGATACCTGAATTTGTCTCTCAATGATTGACTGTACAGGTCTGTTTTTAGATTTTCTATCTATTGTGGGATCGATTTGAATCGCAGCAATTAGATAATCGCATTGACGCTTTGCCTCTTCCAACATAATCACATGACCTGCATGGAACAGATCAAATGTGGAACACGTAATTCCAATTTTTTTGTTTACACTCATATTTTCTCCACTTCAATGTTACACTTATTTAAAAATTCTATACCTTCATTGCTTCTATAGCTATTTCTATAGAATACTTTTTTAATCCCTGCTATATGTATAAGCTTTGCACAATCAAAACAAGGTGCATGGGTAATATACATTGTAGCACCTGCACCTGATTCATTGGATTGTGCCAACTTTCCAATCGCATTCATTTCTGCATGAATAACTTCTGGCTTTGTCTCATATCTATATGATCCCATTTTATGCCATGGGCCACCTGGATCTATTATATACTGCGATTCTTGATATATTTCATTCTCACAATTATTATCCCATCCAGCAGGTGTGCCGTTGTATCCAATAGATATAATTCTATTATCTTTCTCAACAACCGCGCCGACCTTTAATCGTTTGGCGGAAGACAAAGCAGCATAACCTTCAGCCGCCACCATATGTGCATAATCAAATTTACTCATTTCCAACTCACCATTTTAAATCTTTCCTTAGGTACACCAAAGTATTTACATTTCCAATCACTTTGAGCAAAAAAGTCTAAATGATACCATTCATCTTTATGCTTAATTATTTCTTTAGCAGCATCATCCCAATCTATAGTTGCAAACTCTGCTTGTACTAACAATTTACAGGCTTGCACTTCTTCACAATCAAACCCATCATATTCCCAATGTAATACTTCAAAGCAATTGCCGTGCCTATCAACATAATCCATAGAGAAATCTAATCCCCATTTTGGACGTAATGATATAACTTTATGCACTAAAGGTAATTGTTTTGCCCAATATGTTAGTTCAGCTAATGCTTCACCTTCATACCCTTTTCGTTCAAATAACAAACTATGGTTTAGAACTGCACCTTCTATCTTAGGATATTGTGTAAACCAATCTTCTTTTAATGCTGAACGATGTGGTCTATGTTTTTTATCTTTTTGCCTATTACTATAAGCATAATGTCTTTCCAATTCAGTTAGATCATAACCATTTTGGTCAAACAGTTCCACATCTTCCGGTGTGGGTGTGTATAATATTTTATCAATGGGTTTAGACCAATAACCATTTGTGTTAAAAGAATTATTGGTTAATTCAATTTTCATCCCATTTTCCTTCAGGGCATTTTGCTCCAGGTATCATAGTCTTTGCCCATATAGAGCATCCACATTTATCGCACACCTTAGCACCAATGATAGTAGTAAGATGTTCACACTTGTCGCAAATTTCTCTGCGTTTTAATGTGAAACTTATTTCATTATTACTATTCATTTTATTTTATAATAGGTCCGCCTGTTATCCACAGTTCACAACTTCTAGTACCCGCACATTTAAAATGTAGTAAATTGCAATATCCTAAATCTGCAGATTCTCTAGTTTTCTCTGCTTCATATGCCTCTTTACCCATGCCGCCTTCTATACATTTATACATTGCGTCAGTTATATTGAACGCAGCGCAATTAGCACATTGCATAGTCTTGGCCGTTTTTTCACTAATACCCCATTGCTTAGCAGAAACTTTCCAGTAGTCTCCTGGTTCATCTGGATTAGCTGGTCCATAATGATGTTTATCTATAGCTATTTGTCTATTCTTAACATTGATGTTTAAATTTTGAGTAGCTATAGGGCATCCGTTTTTAGGTGCCTCCGATAATAGTTCTTTAAAAGTTTTCATTTTTGTTTTGCCCAAACATCTTCCCAGTTACCTGTATGTGCTGCCTTAGCATAATCGGTTGCTCTATTCTCAAAGAAGTTAGTGTGAATAGGTGCATTAATCATTTCTTCAACCCAAGGTAGCGGATTCTTTTTGACCTTCATAATACCCTTAAGACCAAGACTAATAAGTCTACGATCAGTAATATAACGGATATACTGTTTGACATCGGCGGATGTTAAATTTTCCATAGGACCCATGGCAAATGCCAAATCAATAAAGCTTTCTTCGAGCATTACCATTTGTTCGGCAATTGTATACAGTTGTCCTTTGAGGTCATCGTTCCATATTTCCGGATTCTCTTGTATATATGTTCTGAATAATTTAATCATAGACTCACAATGCTGAGTCTCATCTACAATAGACCAAGTAACAATTTGTCCCATGCCCTTCATTTTGCCATGACGAGGGAAATTCAACAACATAATAAAGGAACTAAACAGTTGCATACCTTCTGTAAATGCTGAGAAGATAGCAATATGCTTTGCTGTATTTTCCTTTGTGGAATTCTGCAATGAAATGTTAGTAACATAATCATGCTTGGCTTTCATTTCTTCATAAGCCAAGAACTCATTATACATTGTCTCGGGCAATCCCAACGTCTCAATCAAATGTGAGTATGCTGCAATATGCAGAGCTTCACGCGCCGCAAAGCCCAATAACATCATTCGCACTTCAGGCTGTGGAAAGTATGGTAAGTAGTTATTAACATAGCCACCTGCAACATCAATATCACCTTGAGTAAAAAATCTAAAGATGTGTGTGAGAAATTGTTTTTCTTCAGCAGTTAGTTTCTTTTTCCAATCCTTAACATCTTCTACCATTGGTACTTCAGTATGAAGCCAATGTGATTGCTCATGCTTCAACCATGCATCATATGCCCATGGATAATTAAATGGCTTAAATGAATCTCGGGTATCTGTAAGATTCGATTTTGTTTTTTTAATCATTGAGGAACTCTTCTACTAAATTTTTTGCTCTAACGCCTACTAGTCTACCAGCAACATTGCCATTTTCATCTATCTTAACAAGTGTAGGTACACTTCTAATTCCAAATTCAATTGCAACTTCTTGATGCACATCAATGTCCACCACTTCAATAGGAATATTCATAGTAGTATTAACTTCTTCAAGTATACTGGCCATTGCTTTACATGGTTGGCACCATGATGCTGTAAATCTTATTACTTTTTTCATTTTTATCCTTCACACGCTAAACAAATGTCTTCGGTTGCTAATGCTTTCAAGTCAATCTCTTCCATGACTTGCCGCTCTATTTTCTTTGATATCTTATCTGCTTTACCAATCTTTTCACTACGGCAATAGTACAATGTCTTTAGGCCTTGTTTCCATGCTTGAAAGTGAACCGCATGAATATATTTAATATTGCTATCTGGTCTAAAGAATAGATTAACAGATTGTGCTTGATCTATATATTGCTGTCTGTCTGCAGAATGTTGTACTACCCAACGCTGGTCAATTTCCATAGATGTTTTAAATACATCTTTGGTCCAATCATCCATCCAGGTAAGGTGTTGCACCGAACCATCATTGGCGATAATGCTTGACCAAATTTCATTGTAATCATCTTGATTAACTATATCACCTTCGCCTGAAAGATGTTTTTCGATAACTCTATTCAACCATTTGTTTTTGTTGAGCATTGATCCCGATAAAGTATCTTGTCTATATGCGTTCGCACGAAGCGGCTCAATAGAAGGGGAAGTATTACCCATAATAATAGAAGAAGAAGCGTTTGGAGCAATAGCAAGCATATGAGAGAAACGGCGTCCAGTACCTGTCGCATCAGGTGCTTCACCTCGTTCTTTACCCAGCTGAATGTTAGCATTATCTAGTTCCTTACGAATGTGTCCAAATATCTTATGGTTCAATCCTGTTGCCGATGCTGATTCCCACGGGAGGTTGTTCTTTTGTAAAAGAGCATGCCAACCGAGAGCACCAATACCAATAGACCGTTCGCGGCTAGCGCTAAATCGTGCGCGCGATATGCTGTCAGGAGCATTATCAATGAAATACTGCAAGACGTTATCGAGCATCTCCGCAACGTCCCGAAGAAAAAGTCTGTCATCTTTCCAATCATCATAATACTCCAAGTTCAAAGAGGACAAGCAACATACCGCAGTACGATCTTTATCCGTTGGTAAAATAATTTCACTGCACAAATTAGATTGTTTAATACTCAGTCCCAACTTCTTTTGGAACTCCGGCATAGCTCTATTGCTACTGTCAATAAAATGTAAATAAGGCTCGCCCGTTTGCATGCGCATATCTAAAATACGTTGCCACAATTCTCTTGCTGATATTTTATCTTTGACTTCGCCGTTATGTGGATCTTTCAATTCCCAAGTATCATCCATCTCAGGATCAATCATGGCACGCTCGATTAGGTGCATAAAGTCATCGGTGATATTGATACCGTGATGCAAATTCAAACAACGCATATTGGGATCGCCCGTTGGCTTTCTCATCTCTAAAAAGATAAGAATATCGGGATGAGATATATCAAGATAAGCAGCATAAGACCCCCGCCTTGTCCGCCCCTGTCTGTATGCCAAACTACTAGCGTCATAAGTACGAAGATGAGGCATAACCCCAACGCTTTTATCATCTGAAGATCGAATTCCAATTCCAATTCCAACTCCTCCGCCCATCATGGACAACCAGTTTACTTCGGCCAAACAATCGACCAACCCTTCTGCACTATCATGTAGATAAGGTAGAAAACATGATATAGGAAGGCCACGCTTACTACGCCCAAAGCTGAGAATAGGAGTAGAATATGACAACCAATGTCTACTGCTATATTCATACAACCTTTGCGAATGTTTTGCATTAGTCCCGAACGTCTTGGAAACATAGGCAAACCTTTCCTGAGGAGACACTTCATCCTCTTTCATGTAGCTTTCTTTTAATCTCTTAATACCTAACTCGTCGAATAGACTATCTCTAGTATAATCGACTTTAATCTCATGCACAATTTCTTGCGTCATCTTTACTCCAAATTTTTATATTTTTAAACTACTGATAGTGCAACATTGCAGATTTGAACGACATATCTAATTGATTGTTCGTCTCCCGCACATTCTTGCGCAACACGTACATCTCTAATTTCTTGTATTAAATAATTTTTCTCTTCTTCAGTTATATTACCTGCTTGACATTGTGTTATAATTGATTGTATTTCTTCTTCTAACGGATGCATTATCTTTTCTCCCAGGCTGTTTTTGTTGCGTTTACTCTTTGTGATGCTGTCTTTTTACCTAACTCACAAAAGGTTTTACTTGCACCGCTATTCATCTTTATTGCGTGACTATGTAATCCCTTGATATTATCTTGTTGCGGATCATTTCGCCATTCTGTATATTTTGCTAATTTTTCTGTGTATGTTATTACATTTGACCAATTGCTTTTTTCGCAATCAACTTTACTTATTTCAATATCGGTACTTACCAAATATCCAAACATAATTGGATCATGTGGTCTGGGCCAATACTTCTGCAAATCCCCTATTGTACTACATCCCGATAAGAAAGTAATACTTAATAAAACTAATAATTTTTTCATTTTATTCCTTCGTATATTATTTTTTGTACGCTATACCATTCTATCCAAGCGTCCATTTTAACTGCACATTCATAGTATGAACTATAATTTACTGTAATTGTTTTTGCCACATCACTTAGTTTTGCGTCTGCATTAAGTTCTTGTAGATTAGGACATTTTGTCAGTAATAATTTGGGAACTTCTGGAAATTTTGCAACAACAGGAACCGTTGTTGAACACCCCGTTAATGATATAAGCAATAAAAGGCCGGTGTAGAATTTCATCTACGCTCCTTAGCTGCTTCATTATGCGATATAAAAAATTCCTTAGGGAGTTCACAAATACCACCAGGGGCAAATTTAGTATCATATTTGACAATTTCTCTATCTATGTACTTTATAACTTCTGCACCTTTTTCACGAACTATCTGTTGCTTATATACTATTTTTTCTTGTATCTTAATGTTTTCTTTTTTGCTTTCAGCTTCAGCTGCGGCAACTTTTGCTTCCATCTCTTTTACTCGTTCCATCATTGCCGCTTGAATCCCCAAGCCGCCTTCAAAGTATACACCAAGTACAAAAAGCACAAAGCCTACAATTCGAATAGGAATGTAGTATGTACTTATGAATGGGACTACCTTAAGTACCATGCTAACAAATATAAACAGCAATCCTGCTGCCAATATAGCATGAAAGACAATACTAGGTAATAGAGATATGTACCACATTTTTATTTGGGAAGTTTGTAAAAATCACTTGGTTTCATTTATCAAATCCTTAGTCATTGGGAATATTTCCGCAATCACTTCAGCACAAGCCAGAGCAATCTCAGCATGTTCTTTCTGAGTTCCATTGCCGGCTCTTAGCATTATATAGTGGATGTAACTTCTTAAGGTTCCATTCATATAGAGTCTACTTACTGTCAATCCCTCAGGCAGCACTGCTCTTGCTTGTTCTTTGGCAATGCCTTTAGAAACAGCCCAAGTATACACGTCTCGAGTCTTATTAATTAGATCTCGTTGTAGATTCTGCCACTGATAAGCAATTTGTCGTTGTTCATCATTTTGCAAATCTATATCAACAGAATTTTGACGATTCTTTGTATCTTGTAAGCGTGCGTCACGAATAACAAAATCTAAATCCTGTGTAGGATCCGCATATCGTTGACTAAACTCTTGAAATGAAAAACTTCTATGACGAAGAATCTGTCTTGCAATATCTCTTGTTGTTTCAATCTCAACACAAACAGAAACCATTTCAAGCGGTGACCAGTGCTGATGCTTAATCAAATACTTAATCAACTTCTCAGATGTTTCTGTGTTATATTGATTTGCGGGATTTGAAACTCTCGCACAAAACGCTACTAGGTCCTGTACATCATACAATCCGTCGGACACTAGCTCACGTGCCGGTCGGCTGTAACTAATCATTTTCACCTTCATATTAACACCTTTTCCATGCAGTAAATTTCATCTTTGCTTCTAGACCATTATATATGTTCTTAGAAATAATCTTTGCTGGGTCTTTATCCGCTAGCACCATATCATTAATATCTTTTTCTTGTAGAGTTTGTGGCCAGATAACAACATTATAATTGCTATTTACCGCTTTGTCTATAATTTTTGAAACTTCTTTGTTTCTAGGTTGATTGTCAAATATAACAACCAACTTATCTTTTGGTATGCCCAACGTATCTAGTTTACCAAATGATGTGCCTGCAACCGCAATACAATTATCAATAAACAAACTATCAATAGGGCCTTCAACCACATATATCTTTTTATTACGATTAACTTTATCTAGACCAAATATAAATGGTTTGTCTTCCGATATCTTAATAGTAACATAGCGTAATGATTCGCCTCGCAATGCCCTACAAGTAACACCGGTTAATACGCCTTCAGCATCATAAAAAGGAATAACAAGTCTTGGTTCATCGGTCTTTAATGTACCTTTATACTTGTCAGATAATTGCTCGATCTTTCTAATGTCATCGATATAATATAATCCATCAAACTTTTCTCTTGGGATTTTTCTATCAAGGCAAAATTTAACTGCCTCATTATCATCGGGCAATTTATCTAAACGATTAAGTATCTCATCAAGAATGTTTTTCTTTTCAAATACAGGGGCTGCCATTTTAAATGCAGGCTCAGCCTTTTGATGAGGCTTATTCATTGGCATGCCTTCGCTATAACGCTCTAAGACATATTGACTGTACTGCAATGAATCTAATTGTTTTAAGAATGTACCAAAATGCATTGAAACATTACAGTTGTGACACTTGTAAAACAATTCATTTTTTACTGCATAGAAGTAGCCGCGGGTTTTATTCTTTTTAACTGAAGAATCACCGCAGATAACACATCGGCAATTATATAAACGGTCATTCTTTTGTTTGAACAACGGTAAACGATTACTGATTAGTTTAAGATATTTAAGATCAACGAATAAAGACATAAAAAGGCTCCAGGAGAGCCTTATTATAATATAGCTAGGCTATAAGGTCAATTAAAAAGATGCGCTATTTTATCAATATGGCCAGATAGGAAGCCAATTACGGCTAACCCACCCCATGCCATATAAGTCCATTTATCTTTTATTTTTTCAATAGATTCGATTTTGTCGTTTAATGCGGTATGCTGAGAGCAAGAAGCATCGTACATCTTATCGAGTTTAGCGCTAAGATCATCACGTGTTTTATCCAAACAGTCGTGCATCTCCTTAACATCAGCTTTTAAGGTATCCATTTTTTCATTGATACCCTCAACCCGGGTCTCTAAGACTCCGATTCTTTCTTGCGAAGTAGCCATTATTTTTTCTTCTTGGCTCGTGGAGTAGAAGATTTAACTTTAGCAACAGTTTGTGCAACTGCTTCTTTGGCGTCTTCTAAATCAACTTTACCATCTTTGTTGATATCTAATACGGTTGCAACTGTTACAGGCTCAGGTGCTTTTTCGGCAACAGGCTCAGGTGCTTTTTCGGCAACAGGAGTATCCGCGACAACTGCTGTTTCTTTCAAATCAGTAGCGTCAGGTTTAAAAAATCTCAAGTAACCATAATATAAAATTGCAACGATTGCAGCTAACCCTAAAAATATTTCCATTATTTTCTCCTAATAATACTGTTTTTATTTGTCCAACGCTTCTGTGCTTTTTTGCTAACAGGAGGTTCGCCGGTCAAACCCTTTATACCCGAAGTAACTGCGGCATTGTTTGCAGGTGCTGCTGCCGCCATTCCTTCGCCTTCTTCACTAAATTGTTTAAATGTAAACAACTTTTTCTCATACAGGAATTCTTCAACAATCATCATTTCAGATTGTAATTCCTCGTTTAATTTATTTATATACTGTGTTTCTAGATCAATTGGCTCAATGTTTTGATCCAAATTTTCTTTAATAAGAGCATAGGCTGCAGCTAAAGACAACAATTTTTTGTTATCTATGGGCACTTTTTCAATGATTTTCTTCAATCTAAAAACTAAGCGATGCAATAAAGTATATGCATCTCTTTCGTTGACAGAATTTAAATCCTGCATTCTTTTTAACTCTTTGCCCTTTGCATCAATGATACCTAATTTATAAGCATCTGTTTGATCAAATGGTGTTACCAAGAGTTTTAAAATTCTATATGCGATAATGGAATCTACAAATTTTCCCATTTTATACTTTTCTTAATACGTTTGCTATGGTTGAATCTATTGGAATATCGGCATCTAAAATAATTTGAGTGCTTGATATAACAACCTTTTCAGGCATATAATTTAAAAATACCAAAAATGTTTTTAACTGAGGCCAGAATCTTTCTTCTGTTTTAAAGAACAACATTTTTGTTGCCGCCTCAACTCCAAACAAATTGTTTATGACAATGATATGATTAATTATCAATCTTTCTTTTAGGCCTTTATCACTATGATACTTACCCAATAGACGTTTAATATATTTAAATCGTTTAATATCATCTAAGAATTCTGCCATACCTTTACAGTAGGGGTTGTCATAGTGTTTCATTGCATACATAATAAAACTTTCTTCAGTCAAATCAAAAACCATTCTGTGTTATTCTAGTGGATTCGTCGGCCAAGTAACATCACTTATTGTTTTAATTTTAGTAGTGCCCTCAACATAACCATTCACATCTAGATCTCTAAGTGCTTGTCTGTATGCCAATACATCTGCGAATTGTTGATCTGTTAGTTTATGGGAAATATTTAACAAAGTCTCTTCTTGATGTCTTTGTAAAATGTAATCAGTATTATATATCAACATTTCTCGTTGAGCAGATGCCGGAACTCTTACAGTATTCATTGCCAAGTCTGCAATAGCCGCCTGTTCGATATTTGCCAAGTGTTCTGCGATCCAAACAATTGCGGGCAAACTTGAACCGGAAGAAACGATACCATTTAATTCTTCAACCACATAAAGGTTTCTGTCTGGTTCGTATGAAACTCTACGGACAGTATCTGTAAATGGAAAATTTGTGTGTTCTATAAACACAGATGGGGCAGAAAATAAATAACCCGTACCATTGAATCTACAAGATACTGTTCCATTATAAAAATCTATTGAGACATAGTTATGTAACATTATGTTTCCTTGTTATACTAATTGAATAAACGCAACACGATATGTTCCGGGGTCGTGTGTTGCTGTACCACCCGAAACCGTAACTGTGTGCGTATGACTTACGCCTACACTTTGATGGCCAGTTACGGCTGTTCTAACTCCACTACCTACTACTACCGCAGTAGCATGTTGGTGATTCCAATCCCCATATGCTCCGCTTGATGAAAAAGTAAGCGTATTCGCAGTCTCAACCGCTTGGTCCGACGCTGATGTGGAATATCCTAAAAAATATCCTCGCATGTCGACAGTATTATTCGCGCCATCACACAATTTCCAATAAGAAGGCAATTCAGATAATGTGCCGTCATACATAACCATAGTACTTCCAAATGCAGGATCTGCAGATGCGGCCACCCACATTTTCATTAGTTTACCCTTTATTGAATCTGGGGTAAATGTGCATGTTACATCGTGGTTATGATTTTGTCCTGTTCCCGAAGCTACATTATTTACACCTGACCCGACACTAGAAGAACTTCTTACTCCGCCCTGTACGTGATCGTGTGGTCCATCTGTTGAAGTTGTTCCGCTTACGCTTGTGGCAACTGCATTTACTTCATTTACACCTGTGGAAACTCCTCTAACATATCTATTGTATGTTGTTCCCAATTTCTGAGTCCAATTATTTTTATTGGAAGAATTAATATGTATTGTATTAGCTGGAAATGTTGTTTGATTACTAGATGCTCTCAACAATGTAACATTTCCTGTATGTGGTCTGGCATTGGTAACAGTTGTGGGGGAAATTGATAAACTGTGAGAATGTTCTCCTGCAGGATTAGCAGGTATACCGGTTACTCCTCCAGCAGTTATACTTGAATTAAATTCATACCCAGATGTTTGTGTATGTGACCCGGCTAGCCCCAATGAAAATGTATACGATACATTTGTAGCTGGGGAAGTACTTGTTCCTATTTCTGCCTGTGTGGTTGTACCTTGTAGATATAAATTATCTGCTGCGGAATATCTGGGCCATGACGCATTGCTTGGATCGGACCCATTGTATAAAATAATTGTGCCAGCAGGTATAGTTGGGTTTAATGTTGTAACTTGATTACTCACAACTCCGGTTTTTGATCTACCTAATTTATTATATGAATAAACAGTAAAAGTATAAGTTGATGCTGGAGTTAAATTCTCCATAGTGATTGTTGCGCTTGCAATAGTTGTTACAATACTTACATTTGACCCAGTATTAGATGTTGCAGATATTTCAAACCCTTCGGAGAAAGTATATCCGTCGATATTTGTAACACTATAACTTAAAACTACATTAGATAAAGCAGGCGAACTTGCAGTAATAGTACCAGTTATGCTAGGCAAACCAATCTCATTGGGATCACCCATTAACTGAACTTTGCCCGTTATACTTATATTCGATGACGTAATTTGTAACGACATTATTCTATCTTTATTGTTTTCTAAAATTCATATTTATAACAATTCTTTTGTTTCTTGTCAATGGCGGATTGCCGGCATGAAACTGCATACCGTCAAATAATAATAATTTATTGGCCTTTGGCGGTATAACTTCTTTAACTTTAAATTTCTGTTCCATAGATGGACCATAGTTATCAAATAAGTATGTATCTCCATCTGCATCGTCTATATAAAATAATGCAACATTATGTGGCTCATTATCATCTATATGCGGATATGAAATATCTTTAGCATTCCAACCATATTGCGGTGTTGTCAAATTAATGTACATTCTCATAACAGCATGCGGTGTAACAGTAAGTTCATTTGCAACATAATCTAACAACGGAATAAAAATTCCAGTTTCTTTTGTATTTCTAATATCAATTATAGATGAAAATCCATCAACTGTTTTGTATGGAGCAACCTTTGCACCATTGCCCACAATATTTTCATATCTGCCCCACTTAAACTGTGGCGAATTTAATGTATCTTTAATACGTTTAAATAATATTTCAGGTAAAAAATTATCAATTACTTTTATCATAACCTAGTTAATTGCACTGCACCATGCGTCCAGGTTGTTACTAACGTGCCAGTATCTTCTCTTACAATATTAGATGCGATGGAATCCACATAAGAATTTGGTGCCGGTGAGTGTGTGACAAATAAACCATTGTAGCTACCTGCACCTCCAAATCCATCATCTGAACCAGTTCCGCCACCGAACCCACCATATGTGGTTTGGCCGCCAAACCCCAAACCCGCGCCATTTATACTTTGATTTTTCCAATTGGTATTGAATCCTGTTCCCCCTGTTCCATTAGCAGAGCTTGAGGCCTCAGCATAAGTGGCATGTCTTCCTTCCGGTTGACCTCGGCCGCCTGCGGCAACTAATAATGCTGTCATATCACCAGATGAAAAGGTCGAACTTCCTGTAGATGATTTTGCAACAACGGTAAATCCTCCGCCGGCACCACCTGCCAAATCAGATGAAGACGATGTGTTTGGATTACCTGAAGCGCCTGCGCCACCTATTGTTATCCAAAGTACATCTCCAGAGTTTAACGTAAAATCTCCTTGTACCGCAGATCCTACGACAGACGGTTTATTAGTTGGTCCCCCGGATCCACCTTGCGCTTTTATACGCCAGGTACCGGTTTCTGGAATCGTAAAATATATGTAGCCGGCCGCGGAAGGTATTTTAATATATGTGGCGGCAACCATTGCATCATATGCTCCGGTTTGAGATGTTGAATTAAAATACCCATATATCTCTGCGGCAGATTGTCCGGAAATAGGAGCACTATCATTTGGACCAGAAGTTGTCCTACTCGAAGATACTGTTATTGGGCTAGAATAAACGTATAAACCTGAGGGTGCAGGTGCTCCCGGCGGAGGCGTCTCACCGGTGGTTATTTTTCCGGAAAAACTAACATTATTTAAAGTAAATCTTGCCATGTTATGCTACCCGAGCAGTCCCACCTATCATAAACCATTTGTTGTTGGTATATAACAATGTTGCGCTGTCACCCACATTACTAAAAATAATGTTTGCGCTGTTGGCCACATTGGTGTTTAAAATAAACGAACCATTGGCAGTGGATGTTGTCAACAATACTTTAACTTGACCATTGGCACCGTTGGGAATAGCTATAGTACTTTGAGAAGAACCCACTCCCAAGTATGTTATGGGAGTGGTTATGTTAACAGTGCTGGCAGAAGTCATATCCTGAGGAGTTCCGCCAAGTACAATATTACCTTTTATTGTGGGATCAGTAATCCCGGCAAATAAAATAGATGTGTTGACTTGTTTGCTTACACCGCTTTGAACCAGATACATTGCATCGGGTTTGTTAACTTGTGTTGCTGCGGTTAATTCTGATAATTTTGATTTTGCCATTCTGGTACCAATTGCGTCTGTTAGTTATTTATAACGTGTAAAACATTATTTAAGTCCCAATTCTTTACGAATCTTTGTGGCAGATATTGAATGTATAGCATCATCAAATACTTCTTGTTCAATTTTATATCCAACATCTCGACCATATGTAATGTTTACAATATTTGGAACAACCTGAATTTCATATTGTCCCTGATATAATGTATCAAGATCTCGTCTAATGTAGCTTTTAACCTGTTCGATAGCAAAGGGATTGGATCCATTCCACCCTTGGCAATCTCTGATTTGAATAACAACCTGTCCGGTCTTGGCAATTGATCTTTCGAACAATGCTCTGTGTCCCGGGT